CTCTGGAGGCGGAGTAGGAGCGATGCGCGGCGGCGGATAAGTGTTGGGGTCAATGTTGTAATCATACATCGGCCTCATTTTTTTCGGGTTACCCAAGCCTTCCAGCCCGCCGGGTAACTGGTGGCTGTCACCACTTATGATGTTGTTAATGAAGTTAAGCCAATCCTGCTGGATTTCTCCGGCGTTTCTCTCCGGCGTTTTAAGACCTAACTCATGGATGTTAGCAACATCCTGAACAGAGTATGGCTCAGGAGCAGGAGGAAGTGTCTCTTTCGGTGGCAGGATGCCTTTGTTCCATTGGTCTTGGTACCACTGCTTCTGGCTAGGAGATAACGATTCCCATGTCGGTGGAGTTGGTTTGCCTTGGTAGATCTGCGAGATGTCATCGTGAATTCCCTGTAACTGCTCTTTAATGATGTCTTCAGGCAGTTTTGTTCCGGGGCCAACATAAGGCGGAGGCACCTGGATGTCATTGGGATCAACGCCAAGGTGTGTCAGGTATTCCTGCACGATGGGATCGTCCATAGCTGAAGATGTTGGGCCAAGCTCCGGTGGCTTCTTTGGAGAATACCAGTCCCATCCATGAGCGGGGTCGCTCACGTACTCTTGTACGGTGTGCGGTGTTGGTTCAACCGGCATACCAAGTTGCTCTTTGATGTTGTTGATCTGCTGCTGAATAGCGTCTGATTCCTTCAGAAATTTCTGCTGCCATCCAGGGTTAGCATCCGCAATACCCCTTGGATATGGCGGCTCTTTGAACTCCATGCCTTCAATATCCAGCGGGCCTGTAGCTCCCTTGTTTTGACCGGGAAGAAGTCCCCGGGTAAAAAGGTCTGGCCACTTATCCTCCGGTTTCTGCTGCGGAGCAGGCGGCTCAGGTACGTTTTTCCACCATCCAGCGGATTGATCTTGCGCCCAGCCAGAATCACCAGGAGACGGCTTATATGAATCTTGGTACGGTGCGTCACCGCCAGAGTAAACACCGCCCGTTTTTGGCGGCAATTCCAGCCTTGGCTTTTTGAAGGAAACCGGATCGCCCCACCAGAATGGCCATCCGAACTCCGTCACCTTTTCGATTCCGCCTTTCAAGATTGAACCGGTCTGACGAGGCACTGCTCCCCTCGCGCCTCCCGGCGTGCTGCCTTTGCCCATGAATAACAACGGAGCAAAGGTGTCGATGAGGGGAAGGATGTCGCGCTTGAACTGTAGCGGATCGGAAGGTTCACGGGCCAGGGCAGGATCAAGCATTGCCAGAGGATCGGCCCCGGCCTTTCTCCAGACATGCGACCCGGCCAGCTCCGAAAATTCCTTTTCTCCCAGGATTGCCTTACCGGTGGTCATCCACCACGGATCTTCCTTCATGGTGTTCCACCACGGCGCGTAGCCGTTATGCCACTTGGAAGACCGGTCAAGCTCTGATTGCAGATTCGCTTGCGCCATTTCCGAGTCTGTCATCGGATTATGCGGCGTTGAAAGGTCGCTGCGGCAAAATGTTCGCTTGCGACAGGTTGGGCCTGTCGTTCATAATGCGAGCACGCTCCAGTTCGTACATGAGCTGCTGCAAACGATAAGCCTTGTCTAAATCGTCCGGTGTGTCGCCGCGAGTCGGCACTGGTGTCCGGAGACTATTCATCATCTCAAAGAGTTTACGGCCACCAGCCATCGGCTCCGGAAGGTCAACCTGCGCCAGCTTACCGCCTGAAGTGCGGGTCTCGTACACCTCCGGCATCTGCTCGTTGGCCGGTTCAGGGTAATGCCCCGGGCGTCGTGAGTTGAGTGGAAGCGGCCCGCGTTCGCCGGTGTCCAGGAAGTGCCCCAGGTTCAGGAAAGGAGGTCTTGGATATGGCGTCCCTTCAGGCTCGGGTTGCCCCGGGATAACCTGGGTGTTGCGCTCGCGCAGGAACGGCGCGTTTGGTGATCGAGGCATAGCCCTGAAACCTGGCGGTTCCGTGGCTAGGGAGTTCTTGATGCTTTCGATTAAGGCATTGAGGTCGATGTCTTCTGTTGCTGCTCCGGCGAAATCAATCGGGTTGATGGCCGCGTTCGACGCCGCCATTACGTTTCCGGGAGCATCCCGGCCGTACCGGGCAAGATCAGCCTCGACGTTTGAGTTAAACCCCGGGGGAGGCGTCGGTGCCTGTCTTTGGAGAAGTGGTGGGACGCCCAGCTTAGGGCGAAGATTTACGCTCCCAGGCGGAGAAGGGAGCTGCTGTTGAGCAATGTATTTTACCCATTCGTCGTATGTCATGGGAGTTTACTCCCAAGTCAGTACCGCACTGGCGGCTTGCTCTTTTTCTTTTTCTTAGCCACGGCTTTTGTTGGTGATCTTCGCTCCCTGGAAGTGCTTTCCGTGCTTCGGGCTGCCCGGCAACTGCTTGCCGGTGCCGGGATGGAGGCTCACGCGGCCATAGGGCGGGACAGCAGTCGAAAGGCTGGAAGCTCCACCGGTGTTACGATTGCACCCGTATCCGCCTCCGAGTGCGTTTTTCTGCGATGTCGTTTTCATCGCTTCTGATTAAGCGACTGCCCCGGGGCTTTGTCAACAGGTTATTTGATCTTCACCCAGACGCGGTTCATACCGGTGTGGCGATCAATACGCTCGCTCTTGACCGTTTTGCCAGTCCACCGGATGAATCCTGATTTGGCCAATCCGTTGAACCATGCGCCGACGACATTGTTCTTGTTCGGCCCCTCGTCGGGTAGGCCGACAGCTTTGATTAGATCGTCTGCGTGAAACTCGGTGCCGATAGGGAGCAGCATGAACCACCTGCCAGCGTCAACCTGCCATGAGTGAACGCGGGCCGCTCCGTAGGCTTTGTCCATGCCTCGCTTTGCTTCATCTTCGCCTTGCCCGAAATCAAATTCCTCTTTCACGTTCGATGCGATCTAAGACGCGGTTGATCTTTTTGCACTCACTTATGGCCTTTTTGTAGCCGCGAAGCACTCGGCGCATGTAAAGCCACTGGCGAATCCAGGCGATCATAACCCGAGAGTCTCCCGCGCCATGGCCAGCATGCTGCGGCAAGCCTCATAGCGGGCAAAGGTGGCTTCCCACTCAGCAATGGTGCCACAGGCATCGGCATAGTCTTTCTCCAACGCCTTGAATTTCTCAATGTAAGCGGGATTGGAACGTGCCAGCGTTTCGGACGCCGACACCGATTCACCGCGAGTGATGTATTTGACCTGCTCGGCTGCGAGCGCGTTCTTGCGCTGATCGGAGCTAAACTCTTTTACCTGCCGCGCCACGCCTACCAGTGCGGTCGTTTTTCGCATGGTGGCGATGCACTCCGTCATTCTTTTCTCGATGTCTCTTATCTCTTTGTCGTCGATCATGGTCTTGTGCTTCGATTAGTAGTGTCTGGCAGTAAATCGGGTCTCGCCTACCAGTGTAGGCAGTGTGCGTATTCATTCGGGCATGTAGTCACAGTCCCAACAAAAGGACTTGTCAGGGTAAAGGTTGTCGTAGGCCGGACGGTGGAAGTGAATCAGGCAGTGCCACCACAGTTTAATCCTTAGTTTCACTCGCATGTTTTTCCTTCCATTTCTTGTCGGCTTCCATACCAAAGTCGCAGTAAGTCTGCACTTCACAAAAGTCCAGGCAGCGCACTGGCTCTGCGGCGCGTTCCTCGATGTAAAATTTCTTGCTGTCCCCCGGGGGAGCGATCTTCATGGCATGTAACATGGCGGCCTCGGCCTGGTCTCGGTTCTGATACAACCTGATGGCTCGCTTGCGATCGGTGCGCATGACCGCGAAGTTGGCGTCGCGCTGCCAGCGTTCCCGTTTATTGCACACCGGGGGATTGGCCATTTCAGCGCGATGCTTCTCGACGCGCTTACTGATGTACTCCTGCGCCTGTCCCACGCTCCACATGGGTAGCGGCATGACATGGACGGCGCACTTGGGGTAATCTTCCTTCGTGAACCGCGCCTTTCTCGCCTTCCAGTCTTTCAGAATGGCGATGTTAATGAGGCGTTGCGGCGTGAAGCTGTTCATCCGCATCAGGAAAAGGTTGATGTTGGCCTGTTGCTCCCATTCCTCGGTGTCGCCAATCAGGAATTTCCAGACACTGGTTTCCTTCCAGTCGTAGAGAGTGTTGTCCTGCCTATCAAACAGGTCGATCTTGCCGCTGATGATTGCACCACCAGCCCCGGGCATTGTGGTTTCAAAGCGATGCTCCACCAGGTAACGAGCAGGGTTGCTCTTGGCGATGCGCTCAAGGACAACATGCTTGGTCTGGCCCTGGAACGCCCACACCCGGTCGGAAGCATCTTCCGACATCACGGATTCGTACTTTCGGGAGTAGGCCAGTATCCGGCTCGGCTTGATTAACTCCGTGCTGGTAAACTCGGCTTTGCCGCGTTCGTAGTCGTCGGAGGAAACAGCCGCCACGAATGGCTCTGGAAGGTTGAAGCGATTTGTTAGTTTCATGCTGCTTTGCTTTCTGATACTGCGGGTTCAAGGATTCTGTAAATTTGTCGGCCACCTGCGTCCTGCCATTCCTTCGGCCCCACCCAGGTCGCCTTCACCCAGATGGTCTTACCCCGGGCATAACGGAAACGAGCTGCCCGCAGAGTACGGGAATGTCCTCTGCGGTTGTGCGCCAGACGCTTGATCTCGGCCTCGACGTCCACGGTGACCTTCGCGCCAGTCCTAACGGAAGCACTGTTGGCTGGATGTCCGTGGGCAATCAAAGTGAAGTGAGTCCGTGCCTTCAGCCATTCCACGCTACGGCCCGGCTGGTTGGGTTGCACCATGGCAATATGGTTGTTGGGAGCATTGGCGGAAAGATTGAACGCGGCCACTGATTTTAGCAAGCCATTGAGATAGGTGGCGCACATTTCTCTGAAAACAGGCATCTTGATGTCGTCGGCCATCTTCCATTTGTTAAAGAGTCCGAACATGAAATCGGGACTGCACTCAAAATTGGTAGAACCTGGATGCTCCTGCTTTACCTTGTGGACGAACACCCAGATAGGCAGTCCGTGCGACTTGGCTTTAACGGCGTAAGTTTCCTCGGTGTGCAGCAGGTCGTCCACTCGGCCAAACACGGCCAGTCCATCAGGATAGTTAGCCACAAGTGCCTTGGCCTTATACCTGCCAAAGTGCGGCTTGTCGGTGTGGCCTACGTTGATGTCCAGCCGAAACACCGGAAAGGGAGTATGCTCAAAGCATTCCTCATTTTCGACGCCTTTGATAATGGCGGTCGTCTCGGCCTCATTGGAAGGCTCGTCATAAAGAAAGAGGGGGGAAGTTTCCCACTTGGGGAATAGCTCGCGCAGCTTGTCCAGGGCCGGGGTTTGCCCCATCAGGCGTTGCTGGATGTCGGCATAAGTCATTTCAGCGATCTTGTCGTTGAAAGTGACCGGGTTCATAAAGTGGAGGCGGGGGTTGACTCACCGCTCGCTACCCATCCGCGATTGACTAGATTACGCGGCCTTAGCCTCGTCCGTGGTCGTCCCCCCGCCATATAGTGTTAGTTTCGTTCGTGAATTTCCCGCAGGTCTTTAGCGGCATCTGCCCGAATCGTGTCGGAGATATGCCGCAGCACTCCCGACAGATCTAGTAATGCTTCTGGCGGGCATTGGACGGAGAATCCCCATCCCTTCTCGCCGTTAAAGACCATCACACACGCACCACCTGCTTTCGCCTGTTGGCGAACATAGGTGCATAGGTCGTCGTATTTCCCTGGGCCTAATGCCATGTTATTCCTTTAGTTTGGTTTCCTCGGCCAGCTTGCGCAGAACCGCTTTGAGTTTCGCCATTGCGCTGTTAATGCTGTCCAGAAACTCGGCGAAGGCTTCGGTGCATTCCATTAGCCTCTGAGTGTTGCCAACATTGATGCTGACAGCCTTCTCCCAGTGCGCCTTCTGCCGCGCCAGGATTTCATTACGCGCTTTCAGATCGGTCTTGGACAACGCCCATAGCTCGTCAAAGCCAAGGTCGCCGTAGTGTATTTCGTTCATATCGGTGTCCATGCGGTTAAAAAAAGCGAAGATGTCTCCGACTCTTACCACGGGTCAGTGCCCGCTACAGGGTCGTCACCTTCGCCCTTGGCTGTTTTCTTTCCTGCTCCATCCTTGGGCTTGAAGTATTTGCCGTTCCCGAGAATAGGCATCTTCTCGCCTTTCTCGCCCCTCTGTTTGACCATGTAGTCTCCGTATTCGGAGTCCGGTGTCTCAAACAGTACCAAGTCCATGTAGCGACCTTTCTTACCTTTGAAGAAACGGTCTTTATCGACCTTCTCGACGTTGACGTTAATTGAGATTGGCATGTTCGGGTTCTTTCGTGGTTGGTTTGGGTTTAGTTACTTTGCGGTTACGCACCCTCTTGGGTTGGTATTTCGCAAATTCATCGAGCGTCTTAAAGACGACGCATTCTGCAACGTCTTTCGCGCTGATCGCCTTGTCGGAATTACCTTCCGGCACAAGCAGCCAGCCGTTTTGCGCCCGCCATAGTGTGTAGTTTGTTCTCATAGTTTTTGTTGTTAAAAAAGGGAATGCCTCCGGGCAGCAGCCGTGAACCCAAAAAGTACGCCGCACACGGCGTATTCCAGCATGTCTCCATACCGGATGGTTTTACCACGGATTTCGTCCAGCTTTGGTCTTTCAGTCATAAGCATTGAGTGTTTTCAGCTTCTCACCTTTTACACTTTCAGCTTTGAGTTTGGTTTGGTTTCAACACCTTTGCAGGGTGGTCGTCTTAAAGGACGAATCCTGTAATTTGTGTATGCGTTTCCTCTCTGTTTCGCTATCGAAGGCAAATTGTTAAATTGTGGTTGTGGCGTTAATCAGGGACAGCCTACCGTCCAGATCGCCAAGCAGCTTCTCCACGGCCTCGCGTCGTTGAGCCAGCTCCTGCTCGTTGACGTTCACGATCAGCTCCTGAGCGTCGTTGTTATTCTGAATGGCGGCAGCCGCAGCGACCACGTTGACTCCCCGCTGTTGGGCGGAGCGTCTGGCAGTCTGCAACTGACTCCATAGCTGCATCAGATGTTGCTGGATGCCCGGGGCGACTTCACGCCGCCAGATCAGCCACTCGTAAACAGTCATTTCCTGGCCGTCCAGGGCCAGCTTTGTGACCATGTTGGATTTCTGGATAGCGGTGCGCAGATCGACCAGTCGCTTTTGCAGGTCGCTTACGGCCTGATGTTCGCGCTTGATGTACTCCGCGCTGCCACCATCTTTCTCCATCGGGTCACGCATCCGGGAATCCCGGTAGAGATAGACCTGCAACTGAGAATTTTTGGTTTCAATGCGCTTGCCGATTGTCTTAATCTCGGCCAACGCTTCGGTGATAGTTATGCTTTTATCGTTCATCGCTGCTAAGATACCAACCCGGTTGGAATTGTCAAAGGTTTTTTAATAATTTTTTGTGCTTTTGAATGTAATTATCCAAGTGGTGGGGGACAGCCGCGTCACTGTTGGTACTGCCGTTGTTTTGATGATGGTGGACTCCGGTTTGTGCGAGTCGTCACCGCTTGAAATCTCCATCCATGGATGATCGGACATCTGGATTGGCGGATAGGGCACCAGCCACAGGTTCTGGGCATAGGTGAATGCGTTGTTCAACGCCAGTGTGACGAACAGGCACCACACCGATACCCGCAGTAATTCACTGAGGCTCATAACAGTTTCTTCAGCCTGATAGCTGATGGTGAAGGTGGCCCGGCATCGCAGTGATCTTTTGGTTTGCGCAGGTCTTTGGTGACGACATGCGCTCTGGCGATTTGGGCGTTCAGTACATCCCTGTCCATGGTGATGTAGGCTTTTTCCTCCGGGGTAGGGAAGCGCAGCGACAGATCTTTGTTGAAGATCAGGGCCGCGCCGCAGTTGAGACATATCGAAATGTCTCCCTCACCCGGTTTGTGATCGTGGGTCATGCCGGAGGCGGCTTCAAAACGGTAGCCGCACACAAGGCACTTGTTCCCCGGGGTTTCAGTGGTCATAGTTGTTTAAGGTGAGCATGCAGTTCCCTCTCCAGGACTGGACGCATGTTGCGCATCACCAGTCGCGCAATGGTGCTTTCGCCACTGCGGTAGTCGCCAAGCCGCACTCCGGCCTTTCGCAGCCGATAGGTGACCTGACCTTTGGTGAGCTGAGTTTTGGATGAAATTGAGATAGCGGATTGTCCTAGTGACCCCAATAGCGCGGCTTCAAAGTCCGACTTATGGAGTCCGAAATCCACACGACGCGGCTTGCCTCTTGCGGCCATGAATGTCTTTTTCATACGCGATCGGCAAACTCAATGGCTTTGCGCACCACTTCGATGTTGCAGCCGCAGCGGGGGCAGAAGGTGACTGACGACTGCACCACTGGTGCTGGTTTGGGTTTGGCTGGCTCAAGCGAGTGGTTCAGGGCCGCTTTCTGCTTGGCGTTGAATTTCCGGCGTCGTGCCAGTGACCATTTGGGCATCGACATGCCTTTGTAGCCGCCGACCTTGCGTTTGACGTTGCCACGGTTCTCTATGAATGACTGCGGCCTGACCGCCATGCCTTTGCGCAGCCGGTACTTCCGGTTGTAGGCTCGTTTCTTGGCAAGCCGTTCTTCCTCGGTCTGCCTCTGTCCAGCGTTCCATGCAGGACGCCGCTTGCCCTTGAAGTTCTGGGTGGTACTCCAGCCTCTGCCGTGCATCCTGATGGTGTGCATCCGGATTGCTGGCCCGCTCTTAAATTCCTTGCCGCACTTGGGGCATGGAAACACGGAAACGTCACCGGGTGGTGACTCGTCGGGTTGTGACTCCCTGGTTAGTATTTCTGTTAGTGATGGTACTTCGGTCTCAGCGTTCATTGGTGTTTTTTATGTTTTTTCTTTCGGCGTTTGGGTTGTGCTAGTGATTTACCCCGGGGCTGATAGGTCTTCCCGTTCCGTGGGTCGGTGTAGGGAAGTCCCAGCTCCAGGGTGATTTTCCTGGCGACGTCGTAAAGCGCCGGGATTTCCTTCATGTCAGTTTGCCTTCCCGCTCCCTGGTGGCGTACCCGGTGACCCGGGGTGAAAAGCAGGGTTCGTCATTGGCCAGACCGCGCAGGTCATGCACTAAGTTGGACAGGATAACGTCCTGCCGGTGCCCTTCATTAAAGGCCCAGCGAACGTAGGCCGCAGCGTCTTGGATGAATCCGGTGAGACGCTTGTTTTCCTTGCGCATCTGCGGCAATTCCTCGCGCAGTTTGCGAAGATGCTTCAGCTCGGCATGGAGCGATTCCTCGGCTTCCTTGTCGTGGTCGTATGGTTTGGGTGACTTGCGGATTGCAGGAATGAGCAACCGCTCATTCTCGTCGGTTCGCTCGGACGCAGCTTTGTAGTGTTCGGTGTTCATAAATATGGTGCGCTTCGTGGCAGTGCCTTGTCTTTGATCGGTGGGAACAAGGTCTGAAATGGTGATGGTTTTTCCTTGCGCTTTTTGCCTCTCCGTTTGCCGGATTGTGACAGCTTACGGACTATGCGTTTTGGGTTGGCAGTGGGCATGGTGCTGGTGTTCGTAGCCTGATCGCTTGTGCTTCCTCGTCGGAGCAATAGAGTGCGCTGCACTGCTGGCAGTACGCCCAACCTTCCTCAAAGCGAATCGGGTAGGTGCAGCGGGGGCAGTGTTTGGTGTTAGTTTTCATACATGCTGCCAGTTGAGCAGGACGTAGTTGATATGCTGGTCGTCGGTCGCCCGCCGGATGGTGACGCGAAATTGCAGTGATCGCATCAGCTTGGCGAAGTGCCTTGCTTCCTCCGGGGTATGCGCCCAGAAGATGCCTTTGACGTAGCCCTTCACACGGTCGGTGAGGATGATTTCGCGGAATTTTGTTCTTCGGATGCCGTCAGTGCGCAGTCTCATTTTACCCTTTCGGTGTTGATGCGCTCGCACAGAGCGTCGATGTCCCGCAGGGTGAGCGGGTCGAAACTGCCACCGTCACTGGCAATGTCGGCAATCCACGCATTCTTGGGCGGGTCGTACTGGTAATTACGGAGAGCGGCGAGTATGGTCGCAGTCTCCCTTTGGCTTAGGTGTGTTGTGATGGTTTTCATAAAAGCTGTCTCTTTAGGAAGTCGATCATCTGCGGGATTGCAGTGATCGGAAATTCGATGATCGCGTTCTTGGCCACTCCGCGCTTCCCTTGCGGGATGATCGCGCAAACGTCCGTGCCTTTGTAGCGGTGAAGGTTCACCGCGACAGAATTGAAAGTCCCGTTGCGTCCAGTCCAGATGGTGTGCGGAGAACCGACAGGAAACGTGATTTCCTGATAGGTGGTCGGTGCGGATAGCCCAACCGGAGCGGGTGGTAAAGGTGGAAATGGAGCCTTGCCCTCATGGTCGTAAGTACAGGCAGGTACAGGAGAAGCTGGCGACTCAGCCACTTCAGTCGTCGCATCTTTGGACGTCTCTGGCTTCTCCCGTACAAGTTTGCCCTTGTGGTCAAATCCAATCGGTTTGCCGCTTCCCTTGCCTACACTGTGCGCTTTACGGCTCACAAATGTTGGCAAGCCAGCGTCCACGATTTCCTTCTCCGATTGTGCTAGTGGTGCAGTCGGGACAGGGGTCACCTTGTCCGGCACAGGGTTCGGCTTTGTCGCTTCGTCATGCTTAATGGCTGGTGCGCCACCGTGGACAAATGGTGTTTCGGTGGGACGACGCACTTCTTTGTAAGTGGTGAATTGAATCTGCAATCCGTAGTCGTCTTTGGGTATGGCTTTCCAAGTGCCGTTGTCGCGGTACTCGTCGCCTTTCTGCAAGATTCGGTTCGGTGTTAGTGTGTTCATAAATCGTTTCCTAGGGGGTGACTCACGGTGTCATTGGTGCCAAATTGGGAATCCAGATGCTCAATCAAGTACTTGGCATAACTGGTCAGCACCTGCTGTCCCTCAAACTCAAACTGATCGTGTCCAGCATGCAAGGCTCGCTGATATGCTCCGCGAAGGTGCTGCACTTTGGCTCTAGTAAAGAGAATCGTTTTCATGCGTGAATGAGAGTGTCGCTGGTGTCGGTTGCCATTCCGGTGCGCGGGTTGGTCTTGATCGCGCCACCGCTCGGGCCGCACTCTCCGTTGATGTAGTCCATCCAGCGGGTTGCGTTGAAGCGGTAATTCTGCGAGCGGCAGAAATTCGCCAGTTGCTCAATCGCCGGAGTGTCGAACATCGGTGGAAGTCCCGCGTCGCTCCGTCTGGCGTTGCAGTGGCGGATAGTGTCGGCTAATTCGATAAAGTGTTTCTTAGTCATTGGTGGTGGTGCATGCCTTCGGTCGAACGACGCAAGGGTGCGGCCTAGCTGCTCCAATGATGGAGTAAACTTTGCCACCTTCCCGATTGCGCATGAGTAGCGCAATGCGGTGCTTGAAGTCTGCGATGGATTCGACTGGCTTCGGTGTTTGTTTCGGTGTTTTCATTACTGCTTAACATACCATGCGGCTTGGCATGGTCAAGTGATTATTTCGGGATTTCTTTCGGGGCTGGTATCACTTTGCGCCACCGTGCTAGGGCGGCTTCCTGATTCAGCCGTGGTCTGTCGGGATGCTGTGCGGATTTCTTTCCACCTTTGCTTCCGATCTTTCTTAAAAAGTCTTTGACTGCGGGGTTTGATGTATTCATGCTCATTGCCAAACAGGTTGGCTCATGTTGAAGATTTTGTCAATTCCACGAAGGAATCTGCGTTACTCCGGGGTTCCGATTGTGCTAGTTCCGCCGAACCAGGGGCGGGCGGGTGCGCGGTGTGCGCGGCGCGGCGGCGGGCGGCCCCAGACCGGCGGCCCAGTGCGGCGAAATAGCGCGAGATGTCGGCGGGCGTTTTGTCTCCGGTACTTTTAGGTTTGCGTTTCATAATGTCTCTACCTTCTATGCAGCTAGAACCGTGCCAAGTCGTTCACCGGTTACCAAATGGTGCGTAAGGCACTTTGAAGTTAATTTGAACGAACGGCTTGGGATACGGTCTAACCTAGTAACAGATGAAACAGTCAAAACGAAATTGGAAAAACCGACTGGGTGGCTTCTGCATGGATTGCGGCGGTACTGGCCGCACTCCGAGCGGGTGTCAACCTTGCCAGTCCTGCAAGGTTTCATCCATCAAAACTAACAAAACGGGACAAAGTAAGTAACACCGATGAACACAAGTAAAGTTATAGGCACAGAGCGGGTTTCAATTAGAGATTGGCCGCGTGTGCTGGAAATTCTAAACAATCTCAAAAATCCACCGCGACGGTGGCTATTGCATGGAAAGCCAGGTACTGGCAAAACTACAGCGGCATGCGCTTTCTCTCCGGAGTATGAGCGGGTGACGTTGAATCAGTCGCAATTCGCCGATGCGCTATTCGGGAAATTCCTTCTGCGAGACGGTAGCACTCACTGGTCAAACGCTTGCGCAACGCGGGCGGCGATCAAAGGGTGCCCGCTCGTTCTGGATGAAATTCACAAAGCGGGTGGCGAATTAGACGCACCGCTCCAAAGCGTTTTGGATGATGCGGCGATTTGCAAACTCAACTTGGATAATGGCGAGACGGTAACTCCGGCAGACGGGTACCGTGTTATTGCCACGATGAACGGTTCGCCCGATCAGTTAGCCGAAGCGGTACTAGACCGATTCGACATTGTGCTTCGATGCGATACACCGCACAGCGGAATACTTCGCAGACTGTCGCCCGAAAGTGCGGCTTTCATTCTGAATAAAATGGCGAATGAGCCGAACACCGATGAATGGACGCCCACAATAACACCGCGCCGGATGCTCTCTTATGAGCAACTTCGCGCCGAGGGTGTCAGCAACGAATTGGCCGCCGAGTTAGTTTTCGGCGAAGGGCAAGGAAAAACAGTGCTGATGGCGATGATCGACGCGGCACGCAACGGGATGAAAAGCTAATATGCGAAAACCTACGAGAAAAACGGTACGCGATGCAATCAGGGCATCCGTACCAGACGGAAAACTGCAACGGGCAAAAATTGTCCTTGCCAGTAAAGAGCAACTGAACGGGGCACCGATTGGCGGCTTCACTGAGTACGACCGCGCCAATGGCAGCGGCAACGTGATTAAACTTGGTGCGCCGGATTCGGATGATTCCAAGGGCATCACAATTCGCGGGCATGAGACACGCCACGCAACGCGGCACACTCTGAAGCGCAAAAAACCGCTTACAGAAAACGAGGCAATCGCGGGGCAAATTGTCGATGATGTAAACATCGAATGCACCGAGCTTCCGACTGTTAGCTTCGACGGTCTGCGACCTTACAAACGGGCGCACATGGCTGTAGCGATGGACGGAGTACGGATCTTGAAGCGCAACGCCCGCGCCGTGGCAAACGGCACGGTCGCCGATTCGGTGGCACTGCGAAACGGGCAACTGCTCAACGCGGTACGCACTGCGGCGATGCTGCATCACTACGGGCAAAAAGGCGAGTACCGGTCGCGTGAGCGGGGGTACCGCAAAGTGCGCGAAGCGATTGGCGATAAAATGTTCCGCGCCATTTCGACGGTGATTAAACTTGCCAAGGGCAAGCGATCACGGGCAAAAGCCATTTCGGTTTTGGTGTCGCTTCTGGAAACTGAAGAAACGCCGGAAACTGAACGCGAAGGCGATCAGGAATTGCCAGAGGGTGAAATGCTCTCGCCTGTAACGGGCGGCGATGCGCTCGACGGTAAAATGACCATTGTCGATCTGCGACCGAAAACCGTACCTTGCGACAAGGAAAAATCCATTAGCAAGCGGCACACTCCGGATGGAGTGATTATCAATCCGGCACGTTTCGTTTCGGCGATCGTGAGCGGCAACGCTAACGGGTTATTTATGCGCCGAGTACGGCAAAAGCCCGGTGGCTGTGTCGTCATTGACGCATCCGGCAGCATGGGCGCGACTAAGAACAACTTGTCCGAATTGTGCAAGCTGGTACCGACTGCAACGGTGGCGTATTACTCCGGCGATTGCAGCGGGCGCGGCGACTTGTGCGTTTATGCCAATAAGGGCAAGCGGTACAACGATCAACTGCCCGAAGACCATTTGCACGGTGGCAACGCGGTAGATTTGCCCGCCATTAAATGGCTGATGCGGCATCCCAAACCTTGGACGCTTGTCTCCGACTTGGAGTTTTGCGGCGGGGTACTCGGGAGTGAGATTGTGGCGCATGCGCTGGTAGAACGCGCAGTCAAACGCGGCGACTTGAAAGTCTATCGCTCACTGGATGCGGCATACGAGGCATTCGGTGGCAAAGGCGACCTGAAAAACTAACCGTGTTCAACGGTCAGCCTCTCGGAAGCGGGGGGCTGGATGATGAATACAGATAAAACACCGATGGACGCTCTCGCCGAATTGATTCGGCTGTTGGGCGGCGACAAAGGCAGCGAAACGGGCGAACACTCCCACAAGTGCAACAAGTGCGGCCACATCTGGTCACACGAAGACTCCTGCCTCAACGATACAAAAGCGCACACCTGCAAATGTGGCACCGAGCAATGGTGGGTTTTCCACGATCACCGAGAGGGGCAATGGCAGTCTTGCGCGACACTTTCAACACTCAACACGGAAGGGAGGAAATCATAATGGCGACTAAAAACACCGATAAGGCAGCGATTGCCAATCTCAAAGAGACGCTTCGACTGGTCACAGCCGAGCGCGACGAATGGCGGCGACTCTCCGGCGAATGGCAGAAGCGAGCCGAAGCACTGCGGCACGACATGGACAGAATCCATAGTCAGGCTTGCCAACTGGACGAAAGCGTCAAGAGACTGCAAGTACTGATGAAGTCCTAAGCAGTCAGCGTCACACTTCAGCACCGTTACTCATACTGGGTAACGGTGTTTTGCTGTACGCTTCGCATGCACTGTACCGGATATGCAACGGACAATCAGCAGCAATGGAGAGCAGACAAGCAGAGGCTCCAAGATGCACAACGGGTGTCTCCTACTGTGCTGGCCAGTGATGCAACATGCATCACCGGTACAGTACAGTACCTAAGGCACCATCATGTCTGCTACGCACCGCACCTGGAGCATACTGTGACTTATGAAGCATGCTTAGGTTGCCTTGATGCATAAGTCCAAGGGTAGTAGCCGGTTAGCCCCATGGGAAAGAATTCTTTGTTTCCTAAACGGGGGGGTAGGGGGGGCTAGTTACCCGGACAATTTCACTTACTGGTAAACGCGGCCACCAGTAAGAAAAATTATTTACAAACAAGAAGCCCGGGGTTACCTGTTGAGGCAGATGCCGAGAGGGAAACCACTGGCGAAGGCAGAAAACGCTGCATTAAAGGCTCTGATTACCATTTACGGGCCACGGGAAGCTGCTCGGCGGGCGGGATTGCCTGCTGGCACTGTCATGGCGTTCGCTTACACGCACAAGATCAAGAAGGCGACTGGTTTCAAGCAGGAGGATGGCGATGTTTCCAAGGTATTGGCTGACAATTTCGCCAAGGACAGGGAGGAAACGGCTCTGAACCTGGCCACTTACACCCGGAAAGCGTCCAAGAAGGCGTCTGAGCACTCAGATCCGCTGGAGGTAGCCCGCAAGGTGCGCGATGTGGCTGGTGTTTACTCCATTTTATGGCCGCCTGGCGAGGAATCCGAGCTGATTGAGGGCGCAATTCTTGTTGGCGGTGCGCAGCCGACCACTAATCCCGAGGAAGTAGCTGCCCGGGCAATCGAAATACCCGAGGAATCTGATGTACGGACTGAACTTCCCGACCAAAGACCAGCAGGCGATTGAGCTTTGGTGCTTTGCCAACGATCCTCCGCTGGGCGTAGGGCGTTACCAGCATCTCCGCAACGCCATTGACCTGATCTGGAACAGGCATGTCCCCAACACCTACATCTGGAACGACTGGACTGAGTGGATGCAGCGCACATTCGCTGAACATCCGTGGGCAACAGTCACCGGGCCTGCCGCTTCCTGGAAAACCACCTCTGCGGGGATCTTCGCGCTCACCAAATACTATGCCTCACCCAAGGATACAGTCGTTATCGTCACCTCAACCACACTTGACGGCCTACGCAGGCGAGTCTGGAAGGAAATATCCCATTTTCATCGGCTCAGACCCTTATTTGGGCACATGGTTCAGTCCAGAAACTGCATCCAGTTCCGTAAAGGGCACGATGACGCTGGAATTTTCGGATTGGCCACCGATAAAGGCGAAATCGACAAGGCCATAGGTAAAATCATCGGGTTTCACTCGCCAAACATGGTGGTGATCGTCGATGAGATGCCTTACACGCCTGAAGCGATCGTCGAAGCGTGCGTCAACCTTGAAACAGGCGCAAAATCCTTCCAATTCATCGGTTTAGGCAACGCAGACGACATGCTTGACCCGCACGGGCGCATGTCAGAGCCAAAAGCGGGCTGGGAAAGCATCGACGTCGAGTCAACGCAGTGGGAAACGCGCCGGGGAACATGCATTCACCTGGACGGCCTCAAATCCCCGAATATCACCGATAAAACCAGGAATTACCCCGGGCTTCTTACCCAGTTCGACATCGAGACCACCACCGAGATCTATGGAGTCGATTCCCCGCAGTTCTGGCAGATGCGCCGGGGATTCTGGGCACCGGAAGGCATCGTGAAGACGGTGCTCTCCATGCCCATGATAACTCGCTCCCAGGCGTTCGATGACTGCTCTTTCGACCAGAGTAACATCCCATGCGCCGGTCTCGACCCAGCTTTTGAGGGCGACGACCGCTGCGTGCTCCGTCAGGCCAAGTGCGGCGAGGTGGACGGAAAAATGACTTTACTTATGGGGCGCAAACACTTCATAAAGACCAAAATCAAGCCGGATGACCCGATTCATTACCAGATTGTTCGCCAGGCCAAGGAAATCTGCGAAGGAGAAGGAATTACCCCGTATTACTTTGGTCTCGACTCAACCGGGGAAGGCGGTGGTCTTGCGTCGATTTTCCAACGGGAATGGAGCCGGGAAATCCTCTGCGTCGAGTTCGGCGGCCTCGCGTCGAAGAATCCGGTCAGCTCCACCAATTCAAAGCCCGCCAACCAGGAATACGACCGCGCAGTGACCGAGCTGTGGTTTTTCTTCCGGTTATTGGTCGAAAACAAGCAGATCAAGAACCTCGACCCCGAAAGCGCGGCGGAATTCTGCCGGAGATGGTGGCAGATGCGCGGGCCTTACGTTTCCTTAGAAACCAAGGCAAAAATGAAGGATCGCACCCGGAGAAGCCCGGATATCGCCGATGCCGACGTTGTTACCGCCCGGGTCGCCAATGCGCGGTGCAACCTGAAACCCAGCGCATTTTCGCACAAGGAAGACCGTCCCGACTCGCCCTGGAAGCGATTCCTGAAAAAACGCAATGTCACACCCGAATACTCCGCTACAGCTTATTAACGAGTGGGGCGCGTGCCCGCCGGACGGTTATCGCTATGTCGATCCCGTATCCGGCTTTCTAGCTCACGCCTGGACTTATGTTGACTGGATAAACGTCGAGAAGGCTCACCTGATCGCAAATAGCAGAGAAATTCCCGCCACGCTTGAGTCTGACATGCAACATCAGCTATGCCTGACGCTTCCTCCTGGTTGGTGCCTTTATGACGACGATTCCCGGCCACGGCCTTCAGTCCAGCTTAGTTGGGATAACGTCGTCGGGGGAGTGAAAACTTTCACTCGCTGGATCGCTGCCGGTTGCAAATTTGTCGCTCAGAGTGAGGCGGAGAGGCGCGGCACCATCTGTGCGAATTGCTATCTCAACGTCAATGTTCAGGGTTGCTCCGGGTGCCAGGCAGCGGTCAAGGAGATGGTGGGAGACAAAAAGACGAAGGTCGATGGGTCGCTGCGTTCCTGCGCTGTCTGCAAATGTTTCCTGAAGGCGAAAGTGCATTTCCCGATAGAGACCCTTGACACAGATTCGGAAAAGGTGCAATCAATGTACCCGGGCTTCTGCTGGCTCAACAAGGAAAGCGTGAATTACCGTGGCTAAACCGATCCTCCTATTTCGCATAGACGTCGGTTTCGATCCAGAGCGCGGCTACGCCGCCAGCGTCCTCGACCTCCAGGAGCAGAAGATGAAAGGCATCCGGGGCAACTCCATCCAGCAGGTCACCGCCCGCCTTCGCATCGCGCTCAACGAGGTGATGGAGAAGCGAAAACACTTTCCACTGGAGCACGAAAGAAACGAACCATCAAGGATCATAACACCCAACGGCGGATACCCATGACACCAGAATTAAAACCGGACAACGACCCCACTGAACTTCCCTTCAGCGAAATCAAGGACGACAAAACGCTGCGCAAAAACCTGGACGACCAGCTTCAACAACTCAAACTGCTTCCTTCCAGCAGGGAACGCGCACTGGCCATTACCAAGTTGCAGGAGGCCATCATGTGGCTGGGCATGGATCTCAAGCGGCTCGGTGAAGCGCATCCATACCCAACCAGCTACGATCCCGCTTCTCCGGTAGTCCACCCAACCGCCGAAGGCTTGAAGCTATGAAAGCCTACCAGGAGAGAGTGGTCAACGAGCAGAACGCCCTGGACGAGAAAATCGAGCTGCTCACCGAGTTCCTCAAAGATACCAATTCCCGCCAGATCGTTTGCCCCATCGAGCTGGAACGGATGGACAGGCAGCTTGACCTGATGGTGAAGTACTCCGCAGTCCTTGGAGAGCGCATTAAGAATTTCAAATGACCGACACCTATGGCACGCGGCTTGCCTCGTTAGACGAAGAAGGTAATCGTCCCGATTCCCGGATTGGTAACGCCGGTAACGCCCGCAGCCTGGTGCAGCGTCTCAAGCATGAGGACGAGACGCGAATGTTCCGTTACACCCGCATGATGGGTCTGATGGACGGCAATCCTCCCTGGAATCAGCAGAAGCTAATCGACATCGGCCAGGGTCACCGCGCCAATTTCAACCTGCGCGAAAGCGAAGGCATCGTGGAAGCGGCCAAGACTCCCTACTACGATCTGGTGTTTGAAGTTCCCTACTTCGCCCGCCTTGAGTTCGACGTCCAGGGAGCCGCGTCCCACATGGTCAATCAGTGGAGCGACATCGCCACCGAGGAATACACCGACACCCTTTCAGCCTGGGACGGTTACGATCACCAGATCCAGCTTCACCAGTGGCAGATGATCGTCAACGGCGTGGGGCCGATCTTCTGGCCGCATTTTATCGGATGGCACAGTGAAGCAGTCAAGTCGCGCCGGGTGCTTGTCCCCATCGAGACCAAAGCCAATGTGGACGAGCTGGAGCTGTGCTGCGTCCTGCATTCCTACCGCGCCGACGAGCTGGAGCAGTTCATCAAGAAAGGCGGCACCTACGAAGCTGATGGCGATGGCTGGAACATCCCGCTGTGTGAGAAGGCCATCATCGACTCCGCCAAGCGCGAGATGCGGCAGACCTGGGGGACTGAAAACTATGATCTTTACCAACGGGCGATACGCACTGGTGACCTATTCCATGGCATTCATCGCAGTGATCGCATTTATGTGGCTTCTCTCTTTGTCAAAGAGTTCGGGGGAAAAATATCTCACTACATGATAACCGACCAGAACCTCGGGCATCAGACTGATTACGATAGCCTGATGGGAGACGAGATCGGTTACCTGTTCAAGCGGCGCAACAAGTTTTCCTCCTTCGGCAACGTCGTTTGCCCGTTCTTCTTCGACTCCGGCCCCGATGGAACCTGGCACGCAGTCAAGGGGCTGGGGCCGAAGATTTACGATTTTTGCGACATATCCAACCGCACTTTCTGTCAGATGCTCGATGGCAGCGTGATTGGATCTGGGATCACCCTGGAAGCTCAGGATGCCAACGCCATGGAGGAAACTCAGATCGCTCTTGTAGGCGGTGCCGCTGTAGTTTCGCCAGGATACAAAGTGGTTCAGACCCGAATCGCGGAAAGCCTGGAAGGTGCAATGGCCATGCGCCGCGAACTGCACGGCACTCTACAACAAAACACCGGATCTTACCGACAGCGAAGCGAGGAACAGAATCCCGAGCCGACTCTCGGGCAGGCCCAACTCATCAGCCAGCAGCAGCAGCTTCTCACCAAGGGAAGCACCAACCGTTACTACAACAACCTCGACAAATGGCACCGGGAAACCGTTCGCCGTCTCCTTGATCCAGCCCAAAGCTCCAGTATCCCCGGGGGAAGGGAAGCCATCGAGTTCAAAGCCCGCTGCGTCATGCGCGGAATCCCCTTTGATGTGATGGATTTCAAGTACATCCGCCGGGTCATTTCCACTCGCTCGATCGGGTTCGGCTCTCCGCAGCTACGCGACATTTCCACCAGGGAACTGGTTTCCATGATCCCGTACATGGATGAGGTCTCCCGCAATCACGCGCTGCGGGCACGCGCTGCCGCGCTCCCCGGGATTGGCATGCACTCGGTCGATGATTTCTTTCCGCCTATCGAGAAAAGCGGCATCCCCGACGCGCACGCCGCCCTCGCTGTCCTGGAAAACAACGCGCTCCGGCAGCAGGGCGGCAAAGCCCTGGTGGAGCCGATGCAGAATCACTCCACCCATTTCGATGTCCATTACCAGGACGTCATGCAGCATTTCATGGAGCAAACCGGACGCGGCCAACCCGGCCAGAACGGGATGAACGGAAATGGCAACGGCCAGTCACCTGCTCCGCAAGGCCCGCCGCAGCCGCCGCAGAATCCTCTGGAGCTGTTGATTCACATGGAGAACACCGGGCCTCACATGTACCAGCACCTCCAGAAGTTGCAGGGAGATCCCACTCGCAAGCAGGAAGTTGAGCAGAAACAGAAGATGCTCAACGACCTGGGCAAGAAAAGCGATCAACTGCACCAGCAGCTTACCGAAGGCATGCAGGCCGCAGCGGATCAGCCGCAGCCCGGGCAGCCTGATCCGGAGATGCAGGCCAAGGTGATGAAAGTTCAGGGAGACCTCCAGTTGAAGGCGCAAAAAATGGACATGGATCACGGCCTGAAAGTGCGCAAGCAGGAATTCAACGAGCAGCTTCAGGACAAGAAGACCGCCGCCGGTATCGAGCGCGACACCGCGAAGACTTCTCACGGTCTGCAACAGACCGAGGCCACCATGCAGATGGAAAAGGCCAAGACCACTCAGGATTTGCAGCTTTCAAAGGCAAAGACACGCGCCAACCTGATGATGACCGGCGCGAAAACCAAGCACGGCATGTCGATCGCCGAGCGCAAGGCGCGGCATGATGCGCGGCTCAAAGAGCGGCAGGCAGCCGCCAAAGCGCGGCAGGACGCTCAAAAGCCGAAACCAAAATCCGAATGACGGTAGAGCAATTCAGGCGACACAAATATCTTCCCGCCCAATGGAGGAAGGAACTGGCCACCAATGGAATTTTGCAGGCGGTGCTGGAAGTCATGGAAGACAATCACCCGGCCAGGTTTGCAATCCGTGGCGACAAGGACGAAGATGTGTCGCCGACTCGCGCTGCGATTGAGCTGGGGCTTACCCGGGGTTACTCAAAGTTCGGTGACACGCTCCGGCTGCTCGCCGTCCAGGTCGTCACCCAGAAAGATGCTGGAGAACCCACTTATGAACCGCCTCCCAGGGAAGAAACAGTAGCCCCATAACTCTTATGGCCGAACCACAAATCGTACCGCCCACCCCGACAGTCACTCAGCCTTCGCATCCGCCTCCTCCGGCTCCTCCGGATACTTCCCCGGGTCTGGATCAGATGCAGGCAATTTTCGATCGGGTGCTTCCCGACACCAGGAAACCTACTCCTTCGGCCACCGCGCCCACTGCGCCTGACGCTCCGCCAGCAGCACCAGCACAACCGGCACCAGGAGAACAACCGCCAGCAGCACCCACGGAGCAGCCGCCCGGAGAGTTAAAGATCCCTTCATTTCTGGAGGAAGCATTAAAGCCGGAGCCTCCTGCGGCGCAACAGCCGATTGATCCTGAAGCGGATTTTCCGGATGACCTTCCCCCGGATCAGAAGCAGAGCCGGATCAAAGGACTCCGCGAAGCCTACAAACGAGTCAAAGGCGAGCTGGAGACCGCCCGGCAGCGAACCGGCAGCGATCCGCAGGAACGCGCCCGGCTGCAATTCCTGGAAGGGCAGAACCGGCAGATGCAGGAAGTTCTTTCCCGTGTCGGCGTGGAACATTCACCTCAGTTTCAGCAGCAGATCATCGCGCCACTGACCGCCTCATGGCACGAAGCCGCCCGAATTGTGCGCGATGCTGGCGGCGACCCGCAGGAATTGGCCAAAGCCATGACCTTGCAGGGGAAAGCGCAGTTTGAAGCTCTCGACATGCTCTTTTCCGAGATGCCCGAGAGCGCAAAGACAGAAGCGCATGACGCGCTGCGCACCTACCGCCGTTTTGAGGAAGCACGGCAACGCGCCGTGGCCAACGCGCCGCGAACGCTGGAAGCATTGCGGGCGCAGGACGCCGAACGTCAGTACCAGGAACTTGGGAAGCAGCGGCAGGGAATGACCGAGATGTTCGACCAGGCTCTTACCCGGCTCAGGGACGAAGCCAAGGTCGAGGTGTTCCAGCAGACTAACGATCCCGAAACCAAATGGTGGAACGAGCAGCGTGAGCAGATCATCAATCAGGGCAAGTCGCTGTTCCTGGAAAACACCGACATGAACAAGGTGGCCCTGGCATGCCTGCTTGCTCCGGCGGCAGACGCCTACCGGAAACTCTTTCTAAAATCTCAGCAGAAAGTTGGCGAGCTTAACAAGATCATCAAGGATCGACTTGGCGGAGAGCCGACTCTAAGCGAGAGCGGCGGGAACGCTGGCAGCCTCCTGCCTGAAGCGCAGATGCAGGAAGACCTCAAAAAGCCATTCGATCAGGTGTTTCTGCGGGAGTTTCACAAAGCCCAGGGGAGATCACAACGATGAAAACATTAGAAGATGGAATGTACGTGGTGGACAAGAACAACATTTACGCCGCCTTCGTTGTCAGGAACGGCGAAGTGACGCAGTGCGCTCCGATATTGCGCAAAAATATCGGGTTCTGGATGTCAGTGGCCAAAAAGATCGCCACTGACCTGACCATACCGCCTCCAACACTGGAGACGGCCTAGTCGTCTTTTTTAGCTGCCTTGTCCTTCTCCTCCTGGCGTTTCTGGCCTTCGGCGATGTTTTTCTTTTCCAGGTCGATGGCCGGATTGGGTTGACCGAGGGAATCCCGGTACTCGCCGCCTGCCTTGGTCTGGTGCTCCGCGTCCTTGGTGTGTTTATCCATAATGAACTGATTCGTAACATCTCCGGGATTGGCCGCAAGAAAATTCCTTGACTGACCTGCCCCGGGGTATTAGAAAGCCTCTCGACGCGACAGCGACCCGTCATCGCAGGGCTTAATCAGTCGAGATGTAGTCCCGATCTCAAACAGCACGGCTGAATACCGGAAGCCAGCCACCCGGAAAGGTCTGGTGCCTCCTCTTGATGGAGGAAGGATTTCATCAGCCAAACTGTTTGAGAACTTTCAGAAAGGACTACTTCGATGGCTTGCGAAAACATCAAGAACGCTTTCTACGCTCTCACAGGACAAGTGTCCCCGCGTCTGTATAACCGTATCAGCATTAACGATCCCTGGGTGGCCTACGTCGAGAAAGGCGAATGGCCCACAGGAATGGGTTACACCATCAACTCGATGATGCTGGAACGGACTCTTACCAACTCGGAGAACGGAACAGAATGGGTCAATGCAACGCCCTCGGGAAACCTGGACGTTGCCACGGCGAACAACAACTGTTTGCCAGTGCCGGAACTGCTCAGTTTCGGTCAAACGCTGACACCCTTCACGATGCAGCGGAGGAATATCCAAACGGAGAACTTCTGCATCAACGACCTGCAAAACGATTTTATGATCTCGCAGGTCTTGAGCAACGTGATGGATCAGCTTGAGACCGTTACCGAATGGGTCTGGAGCAACCGTTTCCAGAATGAGTACCTCAACCTTGCCGGTCATCACATAAATGAGACTGGCACTGGGATCATTGCTGATTCGGCCACCCGGTTCACTCCGCAGAACATTCCGACCACGGCTACCAGCCGGTTGGTGCAGGGAACACTTGAGCAAATCTACACGCAGCTCGTCCTTGACGGTGCTGTCGCCACAGCGGGCGCAATCGGAAAGGGCGCGAACGATCAGCCGATCTTCGCGTTGTTCACCGATGCCGTCACCTCACGCGACCTCATCAGGCAAGACCCAGAGCTGCGAATGGATTTCCGGTACGCAGATCCGGATAAACTCATCAACACGCTTGGCACGCCTTACAGCTATAACGGCTTTAAGCATGTCTGGCTGAAATTCCCGCCTCGTTACGACGCAGCGGGAGCGAGGGTTTACCCATACCTGCCACCGACAACGACCACCAAAGGATGGAAGCGCGAAGTGAATCCGGCGTACATTTACGCCAAGTTTGGGATCAGCTTCGTGTTCATTCCCACGGTGTTCACCTGCCTGTACGAGAGACCCAGCACCGCTCCCGGTGGTGGCATCAAGTTCGATTACGCATCCCACATGGGCGAGTTTCAGTTCCTGGTCATCACCGACAAGGAATGCAACCCGCGTGGTGAACTCGGCTTCTTCGACGCTCTGTATGCGTCGGCGAGTCAGCCGGGCCAAACCTACCTGGGCTACGCGATCGCGCACTTGAACTGTGCCCCGCTGCGTGTGCCGCACACCTCCTGCTACTCATAAGAGTGTAGTTATGCGCCAGCATCAGCAATGGTGCTGGTCGATAACTACATGCCTAAATGAGACGCAATGGTGACAGAGGTCTATGCGGTGGTGACCGGGAAATCCTTGATCGGGGATACGGCTTTCACCGCACAGGCGACAGGTGGCTTCCCGACCGGTGGCTGGGAATGCCTTCCCAGGGGCCGGTAATTCCGCCCACTCCGCCATTTGATCCGACCACCATTCCCGGGTTGTGGGGATGGTGGAAAGTCGATTCCATCTCACAGGCCGATGGCTCGGAGATACTGAGCATTCCCGACAGCAGCCCGGCCAATCATCCTTTAACCGGCCCAGCGGGATTCGCGCCTAAGTATTACGCCAACGTACTCAATGGCAAGCCCGTGATGCGCTTCAGCGGGGCAACACAGATAATGAGCCTGGCCACAGGACTTCCAGGCCCATGGACAATCATCTCGGTGGTGAAACCTGCTACTCCCACCAGTGAAATGTATCAGATGACGAACTCAGCACAGGACGGCCCGCACGCCATAAACTTCTTCGGGCCGGGAGGTGCGATATTTCATTCGCCGCCAGGAGTCAGGTATCAGTTCGGTGCCACTCCCTCAATGGCGGTTCTGGGCGGCGAGTTCCGCGTCTGGAGAGGCAGTTCCGATGGTGGCATGGCATTTTCAGGAGGCATGGGTGCAGTTTACATGGCCGCTATCGGATGGCCTAACGACCCAGCGGGACTTAACCAGCTTGGGCGAAGGGGCGTGTCAGCTCTTTCCAGTGGAGATATTGCTGAGATGTTTGCCTATAACGCAATCATTTCGGATTCCGACTACCAGAAGCTGCTCGACTATTTCATAACCCGGTTCGCGTTGCCGCACGCGCCCGACAAAGGACTGGCTGACGGTGCTGCGGTTTCCAACTGGGGAGACAGTAGCCCATCCCGTGGGCAGGCCAAGCAAGCTACCGCCAGTAAGAAACCGATCTTCAAGACCAACGTTCTCAATGGCAAACCGGTGCTACGCTTTACCACTGCCGCGCAAAGCGGCCTCACCCTTGTTTCGCCAATCTCCAACGCCGCTCCCATCACTATTTTCACGGTGATGAAACGCGCCGCTCAAAATACGCAGATTCTGGCATTGATGAGTAACACCTCATGGGGACAGGGAATCGCATCCGATGATGTCATATATGGTGGCAGCAGCTTCTATTACATCAGCACCACAGGGCCGATAGCCAACCCCAATGCGTTTCATATCATTTCAGGTCTGCATATCAGCTCTCCTTCGGCCAACATCTTTATTGATGGCACGTTACAACCGAATTTAGGTGGCGGTGGAAACACTGATCCTTATACCTCCATCGGGTGGTTTCCCGGGGCACCAAGTTACTCTGACGGAGACATTGCCGAGATCATCGTATATTCCGGTGCGCTGGGGTTGAGACTGAAGCTCACCATCTTGATAACGACCCTACTGGTTACTGGTGAATTCCCAGGCCCAGAAGATTTTGATGCCATGGTAGGAGATCGCCATAAGATCAGACGATACCTTAATCGCCATGGCGCACACCCGTCACAGGCTCAACTGGATGCAGTGGTGACGCCAATGGCAGTAGGTGACCGTGCCAACATCGAGAAATACCTGAGCACCAAATACGGGATTGCCGTTACCAGCGGCGGCACCGCAGTCGATCCATCCACCGTGGCTGGACTGTTGGCCTGGTATAAGGCGGATTCACTCCTATGAAACCAGGCCCACTAGACCTACCTACGATATGGCGCGGCTGCGACTGGGGGCCGGTTACTCTCAAGTGGAAGGACAAGAACGGACAACCGATCAATCTCTCAGGCTGGTATCCGGTGGCGCAGTCTCTGAAGATCAACCTGAATCCCACTATCACGGATGTCGGACAAGGGGAAACCCAACTGGCACTCAACAGGCAGCAGACCAAGAATCTCAGGCTGGGAGTGGAGAACTGGGACTGGATCTGGCAGAGAATTCAGGGACAGTACCGCTTTCCGCCGTTTCTGGCTGGCAAGGTGCAGATCAAAGACCCGGTATCGCCTGTCCTCGGCGACGAGCCACCATTCATCCCGCCAGAAACTCCTGTGGCCATTGCCGGAACGAACGTCACGCATAACTCGTTCAGGGCAAACTGGGAGCCAGCAGAGCGTGCGATTGGTTACCTGCTTGATGTAAACACCAATGCGAATTTCGGCACCAACACTTTCGTTCCTGGTTACAGGAATCGTGATGTCGGGAACATCCAGCACCTTGTTGTCGTGGGGCTGGAGGAGTTCCTCGACTATCATTACCGGCTTCGCGCCTACAACCATGGCGGCACCACCATCAATTCCAACGTCATTCATGTCCACACGCTTCACGCGCCGCCGCCGGGGAATGACAATTTTGCCGACAACCTCCCGTTGCCCGGCCTGGCTGGTTCGACCGTTGGAACGACTCGCGGTGCCACACATCAGAATGGCGAACCTCCGGGGGCGCACACGGTCTGGTACCGATGGCGCAGACCCAGCACGCCTGTTGTCTCCTACTGGAGACTGGATGATAACGCCAACAAGATCGACATTTACAAAGGCGATTCCCTGGAAACGCTTCACCTCCTGGCCTCATCCGTGGGAGATCCTCCCGCCCTGAGCTTCATCGCGGGAGACGACGAAACCATCGCTTTTTACCGGGTACGCGTGTCCGTGGCTGATGGCAGCTTCGGCAACCCATTCACCATGCACTGGACTTACGCGATATGACCAAGACTCTGGACGAAGTTACGACAGAGTTAGACCTGACCGAGATTCGCGTGGAGGTCGGCTTTCCGGATACGCCCTTTGGCGGCGTGCAGGCATTCGGGATCGGCGACGCGCCCATACAGGTGGTCTTCGGCAACGAATTCGGAGAAGAAAGTCCGGATACTCCCGAGACTCCCGAGACGCCTCCGCCCACTGGGGAAGGAGTCCCCGGCCCGCAAGGGCCGCCAGGCCCGAAAGGTGACCCCGGTGAACCTGGGCCGCCTGGCCCAGCGGGAGAAGATGGAGCGGCGGGTGCTAAAGGAGCACAGGGAATTCAGGGAGAACCTGGAGCAGAAGGAGCAGCCGGTGACCAGGGAATCCCCGGGGCAGCAGGCCCGCAGGGTGTTCAGGGCGCACCAGGCCCGGCCGGGCCAAAGGGAGCTGACGGCACAAGTGTCCAGATCAAAGGTTCAGTGGCGAATTCAGCAGCTCTCCCTCCGAGCGGCAACACTCCAGGAGACCTCTGGATCACACTCGACACCGGTCACGGATGGGTGTGGGGATTGCCAGGACAATGGAGCGACATCGGGCCGATTCAAGGGCCGCCCGGCGCGACAGGTGCTCCTGGAGCAGTAGGCGCACAAGGGCCAGCGGGCGCAACCGGCCCGCAGGGAGCAAAGGGAGATGTTGGTGCGATGGGGCCGCAGGGAGCGCAAGGCGTTCAAGGACAACAAGGGCCAAAAGGCACCACAGGGAGCACCGGAGCAACTGGCGCAACAGGAGCGCAGGGAATCCCAGGCCCGACAGGAGCGACTGGCCCGCAGGGAAACATAGGGCCGCAAGGAAACACCGGATCTCAAGGAGTGAAGGGCGACCCCGGGGCTGCTGGGCCACAGGGAGCGAAGGGTGACAAGGGTGATCCAGGGGCGCAAGGAATTCAGGGCAACACAGGATTGACCGGCCCTCAGGGTGCGGTGGGCGCGGCTGGGCCGGGAGTCGTGGCTGGCGGAGCACTTGGCGCGATCCTTCGGAAGAAAAGCGCAACCGACTACGACACGGAATGGAAAACGCCCTCCAGCGCACAGGGGTTCGTAGCGACCAATCCAAGTATCACGGGTCTTGCTCGTAAGATGTTCGGCCTAAGTGGTCTCATCACACCATCTTTCAGTGGAAAGGTGCTGGCATTGATAAGCACATCCTTAAAATGCACCGTCTCTTTTACGGGTCAGGCACAGATGCATTACGGCACAGGAGCAGCTCCGTTAAACGGACAGGCTTCAGCAGGGACAGCGATAGGATCAGTTTTTCAGCCCGATAGTGATGGTGGACAGATCGGTTCGACTTTCTGTGCCGTTGTAACCGGACTAACTGTAGGCACTCAGTACTGGTTCGACCTTGAAGGGGTCACAACCAACGCTGGTGCATCGCTTGTCGCGGTCTTGCCGGGAGTCACTTTGGTAGAACTCCCATGAAGGAAGAACCATGGAAACATTTTCTCAACTGGGGCGCGGTGCTGATGTTCCTGTTCATGCCAATACTGATAATGACGATCCAGCTTTTTGCGCTGGCCTTCCCAAGTTTTCTGAGCGAAGCCCTGCCACAGCAAGAGTTCAAGTACCTCTACGAATTCCAGCGTGCCCTTGCCGTTCTGGTGTTCGGATTGTCTGGCCTCCGCACCTGGGAAGTGGTTAAAGACAGAAATGGAAAACACAATGGACAAAGTAAAGATCGAACAACGGATCACAGAGCTGACCACTGAGAGAGCGAGGCTGAAAGACGCTCACACCGAACTGGTGCAGCAGAACCAGCGCGTGAATCAGGACTTTCAGCAGCGGATCGTCCAGAACCAGACCCGCTACGCCCAACTCACGGGAGCCATCGACGAACTCAAGCACATGACGAACGGCCAGACACCACCTTCGACAGAAAACCAACCACAGGAGAAAACAACACCATGATTATCTACCTACCACTGCTCATATCCATCATCGGACTGCTCATGTACGTCCTCGCAGGGAATCCCAAGATCGTTGAGATCGGACGGATCATGTTCTGGACTGGCTTGCTCGCATTTCTGATGGGCGGCGGAGCAATCCACGCAGTACAGGGCGGAAAAACGGGGCAATACGCGCCACCGGTAAACGAACTGTCCACTTAAATGAGCTGCCCAGGAACAGGAATCGAGTGCGACACGGTTCAAATCATTGAGCCGAATACCGACCTGCTGGTCGATACCGCTGGTGCCAACAGCGATATTGACGAACACGGAGAGGTGCTTCTTAACCAGGGACAAACCGGAGTCATTGTTTACTTCGTGGTACCAAAGCTCAACGCAAACTACAGCTTTGAGTACCTCTACGTTGAAGCAGCGAACCCGCCGCAGTCCCATCCAGGCACGGTCATTCCCATACCGACGATCAAGTTGAATATCGGTTTTGGCATCCGGCTGGCGGGTTCACCGATTGCTCCTGGGTATGTGTTGAAGTGGCGGGTCACCATCAAGAGGACTTCAAGCCTGGTTCAGATTGATGCTCCAGAGAATCTCTACCTGCAAATGCCACGGACGACCACCATGCAGGTCGTCTTTGCCAATCCTCGCGGCGGAGTCGATTACGGCTTCAGCGAGCTGCGGGTGGAGAACCTGATTGATACGACCCGCAGGGCACTCATCCATGTGCAGGTGTACCAGAAAGGACTCAACGGGTTCTTCCTGGATGTGAACCCAAGGCCGCCAACGGATCACTACTTCCTGAAGGTGAGAACTCCATGACACCAATCATCGAAGACACTATCCTGGGAAGCGACCTGGATTGCCAGTTCTACGACCTGCTCAATGTCAGAAGCCTTGAGCCGGTTCCTCCGAACCTGGCCACCAGCGATCACCCCGGGCTGACTGACGAGAGACTGCCGCTCCCAGGCAGTGTTTACGATGAGCATGTGGCGATCGACGCTGGCATCGTTCAATCCAAACTCAATTTGGATGGTCAGATCCCCCCGGCATGGCTCGGTACTTCGCCTGGTACCGCAGCTCAAGGGGATCTGGCCGAATATCTCGCCAATAAGGATCAGCCCGGCGGCTATGCCGGACTGGATTCCACAGGAAAGATTCCATCAGTGCGGCTGCCGGACGCCGCAGGAGCAGGCACTGTCACCTCTGTTGGCCTGACGATGCCTGCTTCTTTTGGTGTCACCGGAACTCCAGTGACAGGAGCCGGAACACTTCAAGTCCAGTGGGCACCGGTTCTCGATCTTTCCTGGTTCGGGAACAAGGAAGGGATTGCGGGGCCACCTCAGTTTTACAACACTCCACTTCCCCCCACTCTGATCCCCAGCCTTGATGCCTCGGTCGTCACAAGTGGAGTGTTCGACCCGGCCCGTCTCCCGGTGGCCGTGGGGATTGGTCTCTCCCATGCCTCGGGAGCGGTGCCTTCCCCCGGGGCTGGAACTGGGCCTGGGGAAAACGCTACCGATTACCTGGCCAGGGACATGACTTTCAAGCCCATGAGTGGCGATGTGCCCACGGTATTGCCGGTGTTGAAAGCTCCGAAGCTGGTCGCTGACAGGACGGTGGAAGATCCGGTGTCGGTGATCGTGTCCCTGGTGGAGATGCAGATGCTTGGCGATCCACCGGTGTCAACGGAGGTCAACATCGAAGATGCTCACCACGTTTTCTTTTACGAGATCGCAGCAACCCCGGGCTATAAGGAGTTCCCGCCGGAGAAATTTGTTCACGTTACGGCACCGGCCACTGTTCACGCCTACTGCGCTCACGCCGGAATGGAGAATTCCCCTGTAACCACACTCACGCTGGCATGACACCAATTATTGAAGACACGGTTCTGGCGACTCCTCTGGATTGCCAGAATTTCGACATTCTCAATGCCGGACAGTTGTATCCGGTGCCTTTGGGTTTGGTCGGCACGAATGACCCCGCGCTCGATGGCCCGAGAGTTCCCGTGCCGGGATCGGTTACCGATTTAAGCGTGAACGCCATAGCAGCCATCGCCCAGGACAAACTTCTGTTCAATGGCGCACCTCCACCGTCATGGATCGGCGGCAACAGCAAGCAATTCGCTCCATCAGAACTGGTGGAACGGGTTGCCAACAAGGGTGCTCCCAATGGCTACGCCGCGCTCGGTGCGGATGGGAAGCTACCGCCCTCTCAGGTCGCCGCAGGCACCGACATTGGAACGGTGACTTACGTTGGCCTGAAGATGCCTCCGGAAATGCAGGTGGCAGGAAGCCCGATCACTGACAGCGGATCATTCGCTACCACATGGAAGGATGCTCCTGACGGAAGCTGGTTTGGCGTTATGACGGCGGGACTGGGTGGAATTCTCCAGCCAGCATTTCAGGTTGCGCCGCTGCCTCCGGGAGCGATTCCATCTATTGACGCCACTAAGTTCACATCCGGCGTGTTTGATAAGAAACATCTCCCCGTTGCCTCCGGCGGCGCGGATCACGCTCCTGGTGCTGTCCCTGACCCCGGGATAATTGGCCTTCCTACTGACTACCTCGGGCGCGACATGCAGTGGCATACCCTGACTCCCGACGTCATCACTCAGCCGCGTTGCCCGATGCCGACCATCACGCTGGATTCGTGGACGGACAAAGACGTCACGGTGACGATTCGCTCAAAGCTGCCTGGGTCGTCACTTTTCATCCTTGTCCAGAAATATCCTCTTTACGAAAGCCCGGGTTTCTCGCTGTCAAAGGTCGAGCACCACGACAAGGATTTCACCGATATTCACGACACCATCACGGTGAATGAGCTGGACATCGTTTGGGCTTACGCCGCCAAAGCCGGTTACAACAACAGCGGGTTCGCCACGCAATGTCCCGGTGCTGGAAAAACCAACCCGTGGCTCGTTGTCACGCCATTAACTGTCATCCCCTACCCAGACGTATGCCCATGAACAGAGAAACTGAAATACCTCTACCTGTTGAAGAATCTGGAAGGACGTTGATTTACGACGGACTGGCCCAGAACGACATCGACATGGCGAATTACAGGTTGCTGAACCTGGACACCACCAACCTGCCTCCGATCGGAATTCCTCCCACCATCCATCCTCCGGCCAATCAGTGGCTGCACGACTGGGATGGGATCAATCATGTCTGGACAGCAACGCGGCCTACCTTCCTGGATATTGGCCCTGACAACGGAACGCTGACCAGAGACCAGCAATTAAGAATCTCCTCTCTTGGCGACGTCAGAATCGGGCAGTGGAACGCCACTCCGCTTGCCCCAAACAGGGTGCCCAGGCTCGACCTGATTATGCCCCCGCAGGACAACCTGAGCATCAACAACAAGAGGGTCGTCAATGTAGCCAATCCTGTCGATCCCAATGATGCGGTCAATAAAGGCTTCATGGACATGCTGCTGCAAGGCTTGAATCCAAAGGCAGCGGTTCGGGTGGCTTCACCAGGATCTGGACGACCATGGCCCGGCCCAGGTGGACTGGGCGTGATTGATGGGGTCGAGATTCAGGACGGAGACCGAGTTCTCCTGTACAGTTATCCGCCTAACACTGCCTACCATGAAGGCATCTGGATTGCCCGCGATGCAGTTAATTGGGAACGCGCTCCTGACACTCTCGGAGTGGGCGGATTGGATCGGGCCTACGTCCACGTTCTGGAAGGTGACCTGAACGCCGGAACAAGTTGGGTGCAGGTCGCCACGCTTGCTCATAACCCGCCGCAGCTTGGCGATGACCCGAACTGGATTCTCTTTTCCACCAGCGGGGCAACCATTCTCCCGGGCAGTGGACTGACCAAGGACGGCAACACGCTCAACGTGGTCGGCACGCCTGGAAGGATCTGGGTCGGGCCTGACAACGTGGACATTGATCCCGCTTACACGGGCCAGGATTCCATCACCAACCTTGGTCACGTTACAGAAGGCCGGTGGAACGCGGAACTGATCGAGGGCGCATACGGAGGGACAGGAGTCCAGAATTCCGGCAAGACAATCTCCATTTGCGGGAATTTCAGCACCTTCATGCCGCTGGATTCTCCGGACATAACAGCAGGCCGCGCCCTGATCTTTGCCCTGCTCGACAACACCCGACTGACACTTCCTACGGCTGGAATGGTTGCCACTGTTGACCATCCAGAGACCTTCACCAATAAGCGCATCGAGAAGCGCGTGGCGTCCTTTGTCGCGTTCGCTAGACCGGCCATCGACACTGACAACAACGATGTTTACAAACTGACCGCGCAGGATCAGCCGATCCTTTCATTCACCGACAACCTGAGCGGGACGCCCACTGACGGACAGGAGCTTGAAATCTTCATCGAGGAAGTGCATGAGATTCCGCCTCCTCCCGCGCCGCCTGACATTCCAGTGGTGCAGTCCTTCCCCATCACATGGGGTGACGCATTCCGTGATAGCGGGACACTTAAACTGCCGCAGGTCACGGTTGGACTTGGTGGAATCTACGTCAAGTTCGTCTTTAACACCGACCACGGCAAATGGTGGCTGGTCAACAGGGTGGACGACTTTGCCCTATGATTGATTTCTGGCAGCGTTTCTTTGGGAATACCGGTGGCGGTGGAAGCAGGTTCACTGGCGGCGGTGGGACATTTCCTCCTCCCACAAATCCCAATCCTTTTTCAAACATTCCGGATAGGTACGGTTGGCCGCCTACAGCCCCATGGATGGATTTCGGCAACAGAACTGACCCGACAATGACCCAACTGGTGCCCGGACTAGATCCGGATATGCCAAATTCAGAATTTGAGCAGCCTTTCAGGGGCGGTGGCCAAACGATCTACGATCCGGCGGAAATGTCGAACTTCGGTGACCTCTGGCATAAGATGTATCCCAATGCCCCCACGGGCGGTGCCGATCGCAACATTCTCACTCCTCAAGAAAGACAGCGGATGGGGATTCCCGATGCCAATGGCTACCAAACCATCGGCTACACACCCGACTACCCATACGGCGGAGATGATTCGCTGCCTCCACCGGCCAACATGGTACCTGAGCCGAGCCTTGCTCCCGACCTGGAGCCACGATTCGGCGGGCCTGGGTCTTACCCCATAAGTAATCCTGCGCCTAACGAGACCATGTATCCCAATGACATGGGATACTTCCCTCCCGATTTCCCGCCTGATTTCAACAACCAGTACTTCCCCGATACGGTCTATAACCCTGCGCCTAACGACTTCATGGCTCCGCCAGCCAATGACATCTACCGGGATTATCCGTCCAATCCGAACCCCGCGCCAAATGAGTTCATGGCTCCGCCTACTAATGACGTTTACCAGGATTATCCATCTAACCCGAATCCTGCTCCCAATGAGACCATGTACCCGACCGGTACCAGTGGTTACTATGACCCGACTGGAAACAGCTACGATTTTTCGGGCAGTCCGGTAAATGCGTTCAGTCCTCCTGATATTTTCGCAAATGGCCCAGCAGATCCAGGTGCGGGATTCCAGTGGCCTTTCTTTATTGACCAGTTTTCAACCCCGGGCGGTGTACCTGACACCGGCGGCGGCGGTGGAGGCAATGTTAGCCCAGATGCCTACTCCGATCCCAACACTTACGCTCCATCGCCGGGTAATCCCCAGACCATAAATCCGAATGATCCCAACAACAATCTGACCCGTGGTGGGCAAAGCATGCCTCTTTATCCGACCGCGAATGATGTATTTCCACAACCTTCGATGATGGATGAACTGGGACGGCCCACTGACTGGAGGGGAGCTGGCCAGTTTGTCAAGGACGCCGCTGGCAACATTCGTGATGCCGCAGGAAGGATCGTTCAGGCAGCCGGAGAAGCCGCAACGGGAATTTTTAACAACATAATGAACGACCCTGGTTACTCCAGCCCAGGTTACCTTCAGTCCATAGGTTATCGTCCTGGCCAGGGGACTGGTTCAATGTGGCCGGGAGGATCGGAAGGTTACGGGAGTGACAATCCTTTTTCGCCTGAGTTTTCACTGACACCCGGCCCTATGCAGGGTGGTTTCATTGGCGGAGTCGGAGGACAGGGAGGAACACTGGCCGGAGGCGGCACAGTGGGAAACATGCTCACAGCCATCGGCTTCGGCGGCAATCTGGGTGGTGGCGGGCCAGTTAATCCCTCTGCTCTGGGCGGTATCAGAGGGCCAGCTAACCAGGCACTGACATACCTCCACAGGATGTATAAGGGTCTTTACACTACGCCTCAGAATTTTGGCCTGTTTAAGCATGCAATGCCGAGTCCCTGGGCCAGTCAGCCGCTTGGAAGTCCGTTGAACCCGGGGTGGAACTGGAACACCTACCATGGCGGGCAGGTTGATTTCCACAACCAACTGGTGAACACACCGGGTCTTTACCAGTCAATCATTGACCGCCTGACCAGTGGTAGTGGCGAAAAAGGAGCAAATGTCGGCGGCGGGCCTCCACAGAAACTCTCTCGGCACACACCAGAATTGAAACCGGCATGATTAAAGACAAAAACAGGGTGTTCGACGGCTGGCTCACGCTGGAAGGCGGAGTCGATGCTGGTCGCATGCCTGATTCCCTGGACGTCAACCAGGCAGTAAGCGCACGCAACATTACGTTTCGTGGCGGCACGATGAAAACTCGCCCGGGGTTCAGGAAACTGGACGAGGAATTCCCCGCTGGCACCGGTCAAACGTGGTGCTTCAATGAGCCACACACCTTCAATCCGGATAGTTCATTCATAGCCGGAGAATACAAGCCTAACAACGTGGGGATCAATGGTCTTGGTGCGTGTGTTTTCACTACTGGGACGAAAGGAGACGTCACTGTTACCGCGTCCAGCCATGGCTTGATTGCCGGTCAGAAGGTGGTGTTCGTCACCAGTGGCACGCTTCCGGCGTCGATTCATCCCGCTCCTCATCAGTATTTTGTCCTGAGCGACAGCCTGACTACGACCAATTTCAGGATTTCAGAGACCTTGAATGGCCCGAAAATCACGTTCGCCACGGCTGGGACTGGTGTGCATCGAGCTTTCCTGTTTGGCAGCATCGCACGCTGGTTCGTGAACGAAGACTCAAATTGGGTTTACAAGCACGGCATCCTGCAATGCGCTGCGGCCTACTCGCCTCATAACGGAGAAGACTGCATCGTGGCTCTCATTGGTGGCCGCCTGTTCAAGATCGTACCCCGGGTGAACACGGCCAAGGTCACCGAGGTCGTCATCGACGACGATCCTAAGAAGCTCCGGAACATGAAAAGGATTCCGATTGGCTATATGTGCCAGGCCGACAAATGGATGATCGCCCAGGACGGCAACAGCAGGGCCATCATCTTCGATTCGGTCAAGGCTCGCAGGGCGAAGACGACCGTGGACATTGACCACACTGAAATCCCAACCGGCACCATGATGGCCTACGGCATGGGGCGGCTGGTGGTGATAGTCAACCAGCGCGATGTGGCGTTTGGCGACCTTTACGGAAGCCATGACCTGCCAGATCCCGCCGACTCACTGATCCTGTTCACGGAGCGCAATTTCCTGGCGGAAGGTTTCGATGCCGCCATCCCGTTCCAGCAGGGAGTGGCCACCGGGATGATCTTCTTTCCGCAGTTGGACACCTCCACCGGGAATGGTCAGCTCCTGGTGTTCGCAGAGCGCGGTGCCACCAGCTTTTTCCTTTCCCTGGATCGCAGCCTCTGGAAAAGCAGCTCTTTCCAGATCCTGTCGCTCCTTACAACGGGACTCCGGGGCCACCGCTCCATCTCGGTGGTGAACGAAGATCTATGGTTCAGGAGTGATGACGGAATGCGCTCATGGCGTCAGGCCCGCAGTGAGCAGAGCGGCTGGGCGCACATCCCGCTCTCCACCAACGTCCGGCAGTACTTTGAAAACGACACAGGCTCGCTGCTCAAATACTGCTCCTCCATGTATTTCGACAACCGGGTTCTAATCAGCACTTCTCCGTTGTGGAACAATGGCCGACCAATCCACTGGGGATCGGTGGTGGTGGATTTCGACATCCTGAGTTCCTTTGGGCAGACCCCGAACGTGCAGTCCACGAAACCAGCATGGGAAGGTCAGTGGCTATCCACGAAGTTTCTTCCCATCCAGTTGCTCACCGGAACGTTCAACGGCGTTACCCGATCGTTTATTTTCGGCATGGACGGCCACGGGGAGAATCAGCTCTACGAGCTGTCATCGGATGACCACGACGATTTTGGCGGCGAACTCATCAACTGGGAGCTAATCAGCAGGACGTTCGATTTCAATAAGCTCAACCCGCAGGATTCTACTGTGTTTACAGAGAACGAACTGTATGATGGCGACCTGTGGCTGAAGGAGATCATCGAGTAAATGCACGATCTTCGCATACATTATCGTCCGGATAACTACCCGCAGTGGACTCTGTGGCGTGAGTTCATCGACAAGTTCACAATGATCGGTGAGCGCGGCCTGATCGACGCAGGTGGTGTGCCGACCGCACGCCCCGGGTTTGCTCCAAGAGTCTCGTTAGGCAAACCTGCCAACGACTGTGATCCAACCACCAGTCGCAAGCTGCGCCGGGGCTACGATTTTCAGATCAAGTTTTCCGGCTCTGGCCACATAGTCATCGACCGGTTCAGGCTGCACGCGCAGCGTCAGATTGAAACTTCAAGAGCGAAATGCTAGACTGCTTATGAATCCCCACGTTAAAACTGAGTTTGGCACGCCTGATCCCAATGCGACGCCGCTCAACCTCGTTCAGTTAATCCAGCTCCTCAACGGACTGGTCATCACCACCATCGAGGGGAGCTATCAGCCATACGTTCTCCAGAATGGCACCCCTAATGCCGACGACCAGGACAAGGTGTGGATCGAGAAAGATTCCCAGGGCCGACCTGTGTCCATAAAGGTGTACTGGTCGGGGAGCTGGCGCAGGATTTACAACGGCATGCTTGGTGAGATCAGGGCGTTCCACGGTGCCCCGGGGTATAGCCCTGAAGGGCATTTCAATGCCACCGGCCTGGGGAACGTGGGCGGAGAATACGACGGCTGGGCTTTGTGCAACGGGAAGAACGGTACGCCGGACTTCTCGGACAAGTTCCTGGTCGGGGCGCACATGAACAAGTCCGACAGCCATAACGATTATGAGGATGGCGAATGGCTGACCTGGGCCGATCCCAAAACAGGCCAGCACACTGGCGGAGTGCATGAGTTCATACTGAACGAAAAGACCAGCTACCAGCCCACGGTGGACATCGGGACTCTCAAGATCGGCAGATACAAAATCGACTCCGGAGGGGAAGACCTCGACAAGCACGGACTGCTGTGGGGGAAACCCAGCGTGGGCAACGAAGACAACAACGAAATCCTGAAAATCCAGTCGGAAGGAAATCCAACTCCTGACGCAGTGAGCGTTCTTAACCCATTCATCGCCCTCGGGTGGATCATCTTCATAGGATACCAGTCATAATGGTCGAAGCACCTTCCAGCATTGATATTGCCTTCCCGCCGCCCACTGAGTTTCTGCCGCTGCCGGGCGGCCTTCAGTTCAGGGACGTTGCTCCCATGATCTGCGGCGTGGTGGAGAACGGCGTGTGCGCGGATGACCCGCGTGTCCTGGTGCGCTTGAACGAAGCCACCAAGATCATCCTCGATGCGCTGATCCCGGTCGGCGGAATGATAATCGCCAACATTGTGGCCCAAAGCCGGTTTCTGTTCCTTCCGCCGCAGATGGAGAACATCATTGAAGTGCATCCGGCTATCCCGACTGACAGCACCAAAGCGTATGGCGACAAGGACACCACTCAGGCGTGGTGCGAGATCGTCAACAACTCCGCCTACCTCGATCCGTCGCAGGCGATGGACAATCCGCTCCTGGACTTCGGACTGAACGGCAACCCGGCAGATCCCAGTGATGTGAGAAGGGTCTATTTCTACCCCGGGCTTGATCCATCCAACGCGGTGGTGCAATGCACGGGAGCGAAGCGATACCTGCCACTCACTAATGACGAAGACTACCTGATTTGCCAGAACATCGAGGCCATCAAGTGCATCATCCTGTCGATTGAGCGTTACGAGAACAACGCCATTCAGGAAGCGCAGGCGTACCGGCAGGCAGGGATGGAGATGCTTCAGGCCGAAGTCAAAAAGCACATCTTCGATCCTCGCAACTACATGCGCAGGAAGTCCGGCTACCGTCAGGATCTGGTGGATTTCGCGCAGAACACCCTTGGCTGGATGAGGGCGCAGATCGCTCTCGACCTTCCCGAAGCCCTGAGAATGGGCAAGCGCGACCTCACATGGACGATCAACCAGGCCGAACGCCGTCTGATGGAGCGCGGCATCTGGAAAGACACCGTTATCACCATCAAGGCAACAGTGGTGGGAGGAAGCATCTATTTCCCGCAGGGAGTCGAAGGCGTCCTGGCATTCGACGTCTGCGGTCGTCCATGCCCGATCCGAAGCCAGTTCTTCCAGTCGCTGGAGAACGGGCCGGGAGGTTTCCCGTGCTCTGAAATGCTGATCGACCAGGGCGACCATCTACAGCCCGGGTTCTCCGCACCGCGCCGCAAATACAAGCTGATCGCCAACTGCGAAGACTCCACCACGATCACCGCCGTCTGCAAATTGCGCTGGGTTCTAAAGAAACCCGAGGACATGATGGTGATTAAGAACTACGAGGCGTTGAGGCTGATGACCTCTGGAAAGATGATGGAGGAAGCCGAGAAATGGCAGGAGGCCGGGGTAAATCAGCAGCAAGCTCTCGACATTTTGGATAAGGAACTCAAAAACTACCTGGCTGGAATCAGGCACACCGTTCACATCCAGACCTACGGGTTCGGGTTAGGCGATGTGGGCGGTTACGGGAGTCAATAATATGGCAAATCTTAGCGACATGATTCATGGGCGGAAGCCGGAGGTCGCGGAGTTCATCCCCACTGATCTCATTGAGGCGTTAGACAAGCTCCTCAAGGGGGAGATGACCGAATGGCCGCAGATTCAACAGCTCGGGACTCTCTTTCAGAATGACGTATTCGACAAGCTGTCGTCTGCTGGTCTCGATCTCAGGAGCCTCATAGGTCTTGGCAGTGAGGATGCCAAGGGCGTGCTTGAAGCAGCCAAGCCGATGATTAAAGGGGAATTGCCACCCGATGTCATGGCGCAGGTGTTCCGGCAGAGTGCTTTCCAGAATCTCGGCACCGGCCTGATGGGTTCACCCATGGGCGGAGCGAACCAGGCGCGGCAGCTTGGCCTGACAAGTCTGGACATGATGAAGCAGGGAGCAGACCTGGCGGCTTCCGGCGGGAACGCGGCGCAGCGATGGGCGCAGATAGCGAGCGGCACCATGATGCCCACCAGTCAGTACATGTACAGTCCATCGTTCTTCGCCGACTTCCTGGCGAAGCAGGCCGCAGCGAAGCGCGATGTGAAGCAGTTGCGCTACAACACCGCTGCCGCTCCTGATCCGGCCATGGCGCATCGCGCCGCAATGCTGGCCAGCTTGCTTGGCAGTTTTGCCGGGCCTGGGGGCAGCTCAATGGGCAACTCAATAGCTCAAAACCCGAATCTCAATTACGGCTCCATGATGAGTGGCGGAGTCGCCGGAGCGATGGGAGGCCCGAGCGGTATGGCTGGCGGCATGTCCTTTGGAGGAACGCAGGGGATGCAGTTTGGTCAGCCAGCGAACCAGGGCTTTATGACGAACTTCGGTAACGCCTTCAACAGCACTGATCCGAATTACCAGACCACCGGGGTTGGCGGCAGCCTCGGAGGTTGGCTGGGAGGCATTTTCAACTCAGGAGGATAACATGGCAAACGAATACGGCCCAACGGTAGAACCAGGCTGGATCGGCGGCGCAAAAATGCCCGGACAACCCGATCTCGTTGGAAACTTTATGAACGCTTGGCAGCTCGGGGTCGCGGCTAACGCCAAGGAACGGTACTACCAGAACATGGTGGCGCAGATGCAGCTCAAAGGGCTGAAAATGCAGCAGGACAGCCAGCAGGACGCCTTCAAGAATGAAATGGCGGTCAAAAAGCTGGGCTGGGATCAGGAGAAATTTGTTCAGCAGATGGAGAACGCGCAGTCGGCCATGGGAATCAAACAAGCCCGTGAGGAACGCCTTTCAAATAAAATCCAGGATGCCAACGAAGCTGAAGCCGGTGCTAATGACGTCCTTGCTCAGTTGTACCGGGAAAACAAAGGGCCGGGAACACCGGATTTTGAAGCCGAGTACGCCACTCGGATGTCGCCATGGCTCGCCAAGTCAGCGACCGTCAGGCTCACTTACAACAACATGCTGCATCAGGCCAACAGTGTGCGTGATGACAACCAGCGCGGGATCGAAGCCTCATGGAAACGCTTCAACGAGAACATCGGCAGAAAGATCGGTGGCGGCAACGTGCTGAATCAGAACTACGACCTGTTCCTGCACCCCGAAAACCTGGAGCCGGTCATGGAAGGATGGAATCCTTTCGACAGGCATGACACTGGCAAGAAGTATGTGCCGGTTCAGGACGCCGCCGGGAATGCCGGTAAGCAGGTGGTGGACATGAGCACCCTGAAGGATCTGCAACAGGAATACCAGTCGATCCTCGACAGGGAGAAAAGGCAGGCCAGCCCGATCCATATACCGGACATGGGCGTGCGGTCAGCGGAGCCGTTGCCAGCCGACAGGAGCAAGTGGGAGATAAACCACGTTTACACTTCACCAAAGACCGGTCAACCAGGGCGTTGGAACGGCAGCACGTTTGATCCGGTAGGACAGTAAAATGTCACCGGAAGAATTCACAGGACAGGCAACGGCAACCCCGAGTCCGAGTCCCGGGGCTTCTCCAGCTCCATCGGGTGGCGGAATCTCGGCTGATGATTTCGCTGGTGGAACTTCTGCTCCTCCGGCAGCTCCTTCACCAACGCCCGGCCAGTTCAACCTCGACGGAACCGCAGCCAACCGGCCTACCGGACAGTCGGCCACGGACGCGGCGATGAATGCCGCCAGGACAGCATACAAGTTCACCTCGCTGTCGAATCCCCTGCTGTGGCCGGGGTATGCGGTAGGCCAGACAGCAGCGGCGCGTGCCACCCTCAATAATGCAGCGCAGAAAGCCATTGGCTCCATCAAGCCGATCGCTGCTGGAATGGCGAGGACGGCAGGAATGAGATTTGGTGTTCACCCGGGAGAAAACGCCCTGATGCCCATGGAGCCTGGCCAGAATTACGACCAACTCAGGCAGCAGCAGGACAAGGTGCTGAGAGAAGATCCCTTCTTTTCGGCAACCCAGAAAGCTCCCGAATTGGCCGCCAAGATGTTCCCAATACCACCAGGTCTTGAGAACAAATGGTACACGCAGGCAGGCGGTGCTGCCGGTAGTTTCGTTCCTATTGTGGCCAGTGGCCCATTCGCGCCATTCACCATTGGAATGGAGACCATCGGTGACAAGACGGAGCACGTTTACGAGGACAACATCAGGCGTGGAATGTCTCCCGATGCGGCGGCCAAGGACAGCTTCGACCGCGCCATAGCAGCCGGAGCAACACAGGCGGCGTTGTGGCAGGTTCTTCCTAAACCACTGCACAGTGCTTTCGACAGGTACCTCATCGACAAGGTTGGGGTGACAGGATGGAAGCGGTTTCTTCTCAACAGGGCGGCGAACGCTGGCGAAGGCGCAGCTCTTGGAGCCGCCACGCAGATCCCAACCAACATTGCATCGGGCGATCCCGCGTTGAAGGATGTTGCTCAGACTGCCGGTGGGCTGGCATTGGCGCAGACGTTCTTTCCACGCGGCAAGACGCACGCAGAGCATGAGGTCGAGAAAACTCACCGGGAACAAATCCTTAAAGAAGTGAATTCCTTCCTGGCGAGAACTGCTCCCACTGTGGGTGAGGTGCAAGGCCCGCCCATTCCGCCGCCGCCAACAAAACGATTTGCAGAAACGCCCGGGGAAGAAGTCGGGCCGATCATTGAACAGCCAGCAAAAGAGGAGGTGAAGACAGATGCCCCTGAAAAAAGGAACGAGCCAGCAGACAGTCTCGACGAACATACGGGAATTTCATCTAGGGAAGACGTATCAACACACCCTCCAGACGAAGGGAAAGGCGGTAGCGAACCGTCAGGCGGTGGCGGCGGCACTGGAGCAGCGGCGGCGGAGCAGAAGCCGCAACCGATAGCCCCGGGGATGTATGACTTCGGGTTCGGGCCGGTGGAAGTGCCAGCTCCGCATCAACCCGCAGCGAAACGATTCACCGGATACCAGGATCGTCTGGCCAATGGCGAGGAACTACCGGAGCATGAGCAGAGCCAGCGTGAGGCAGACCACGCCCAGCTAAAGCAGGCCGGAATTGCCGTCCCGGATCTTCACCCAAAAGCTGAAGACCGCGTTAATCCCGCCAAGAAGGTGGAAGGTTACATGGGGCCGCCAGACCCAAGTCTGCCGAGGCCGAAAGTCCCAGTCCCGGCTGAAACTCTTGAGCAGCGCGAGCAGGTAGAGCAACTGAAAGCCAAGGCCATCTACTTGCAGAACAAGCTCGGCAAGGGAGTAGGGAAGCCGAACAATAACCAACAGGCCAACACCATGGCGGATCTGTGGCAGGTGTGGTCGCAACTGCACAAGATCAGGCGCGACGCCGGGGTGCGAAGGAAAGTCGGCATAGTAGGATGGGGGCCGTTCGGTCTTACCGTAGGAGATCACATGCCCTACGAAGGGCCGGATACGGTCATTATCGGAAAGGGACTGGTGGGCGGTCAGGCTGCTAAATCGCAGGAAATCTTTAACGTTGGGATTGGTGGTGGTGCCGGGATAAAAGGAAGGGATTTATTCGGGTCAAAATACGCAACAGCGAAAACCGGAGGTGCTGAGTTCGTCCGTGGTGATGTGGTGGACATCAAGTACGCCAACGGGAAAAACGGCAACGAGGGACTCGACATTTACGTTGGTGAAAGGAACGCGGAAGGGAAGGTAACCAGGATCAGCAGTGTTATTCCGGTGTGGAGGATAGCCATAGCTCCCGGTGCACGCCCGAGTTCAATGCTGAAATTCTACCCGTTCCTGAAAGACGCCGGGTGGGGTGACGCGGAGAACCTGAGACGCAAATCAAAAGGCGGGAAAACCGTTATGACCTACGGTGCTGGCAATGCCACATCGCAGGCCATCCTGGGTGCAGTAGAACCAGACGACGGTGCTAAAAAGGTGTTCGCGGTCTCACGCAAACCTTTCAAGACTGAAACCAGTAACAACCAGGTCGATAGGCTTGATGACTGGGTAAACGAAGGCAAGGTCGAATATGTCAGTGGGTCAATCCTGGGTGCGGAACAGCTACCGAATGGGAAATGGATTGCCCGTGTAGGCACTGAAAAGCGCATGCCTGACGGCAGTAAAAAAGTCCTCAACGAAAAAACTTTTGAAGTCGATCACATCGAGAATTTCCTCGGGTCAACATACAACACCGACTGGTTGCCTAACGAGATTGAAGTCACTCCGTTTACCCGCGTAGTGACAGATCCCAAGACCGGCCATAAAACAGAGGTGCAAATCCCTCTGCCTCAGAAGCCTGGGCTTATCAAGATGCTCAATGGTGCAAAGCAAACGACGATGGAGGGCGTTTACGCTGGCGGTGATGCCCGTGCCGGAACTGATTTCATGGAGGAGCCGCCACGCCGCATCGACAGGGCGACAGGTGACGCGGCAGGCATAGCGGCTTCCATTCACAGCGACTTGCAACACCTGGAGAAATATGGGAAGCTGCCTGAATGGAATCCCCGGAGCAAGGAAGTCAAGGAAGCCGACCAGAGGCTGAAGGATTTGCTCGACTCGGGAGAGCCGCAGTCGCCGACGGTTGGTCGCCGCCCGAGTGGGCCGGAGACAACTGGCAGCCAAGCGACGAAGAAGTTACCGGCCACGCCTTCAGCGATGCCATCGCGGAGCACAAGCGAGCCGAGTACCTCTCCCAAAACCCGGGCTGAACTTCTTCAAGCCCAGGAAGACGCTCACGCCAAATTCACCCCGCTGAGAGATCGCCCGCTGGACGACCCCGAGCGAGTGGCGGCATGGTCAGTATTCAAGGCGGCCAGGGACGCATTCAATAAAAGCAAACCGCCTCCTCCACGATTTGATCCTTCGGTTGCGCATAAAGCCCGGGGTTTGATCGAGTCAGCGGAGCGCACACAGAAAGAGGTCATCGCTGCCGAGGAGAAAGCTGCCAAAGCAAGGAAGATCCGGTTCGGGGAAGCGGGCACAACTCTCTTTCAGCCGACCTCGCAACAGCAGCAACAGCAGGATTTCCCCACTCCAAAGGGCCGGGTCAGGTTAGCCCCCGGGGAAGCCGCGCCTCCAGCGGAATATCCGCCTGGGAAGATCGCTCGGTTCAACAAATACGATGACGCTCAGTTGCAGGCGGAGCTTCGTCAGCGAACAAATCTCAAGCCCTACACCGATGCGGAGATCGGCGGGGAATTGTCCAGACGTCAGGCATTGACGCAGGGACGGCAGGAGACTCCCCCGGTTCAGATTCAACCGAAAGGAGATTTCCTCGATAATCCGTATCAAAATTTCGTGGAGCAGGGATTCCAGCAAAGAGCGGAAGCCCGTGCGCAGGAGAGGCCGCCATCAGAGCCTGGGATGATCGCAGAGCCGGAGATTCCTGAATTCCCATCAAGGCCACCCAACCTGCGCGAGCGTCTGCGCGACAGTCCCCAGACTCTTTCCACTCCTGATCTGGTGGACGCCATTGGAGAAGGCCAAAGGTTGCGTGACACTTTCGGGCGTCCGGAAACCCGGGAGGAAAAACAGCTCCAGACCGATCTGACCGGCAAGATCGACAGCTTGCAGAAGATTGTCGATGCCAGGGAAAAACACATGATGGAAGACCCTGCTCGGGTTGAGGCGGAAGCCCGCCGGAGGGTCACCGACAATCCAACGTACCCGGACAAACTGGTGAGCGATCTGGCCACCGGGAAAAAGGCGTCGATCGACGCAGCGGATGAGAAGATTCTCCTCAACCAGAGAGCAGCCTTCACACATGGCCGTGACGCTCAGGGCAACCGGGCCATGGACAAGACTCTCGACCCGGGGGAACGCGCCAGTGCAGCATCGCAGTATGAGGATCTGAACAAGAAAATCGACCTCATGGATGAGGCCACCGACAACGGAAACAGGATCAAGGGCGCACCTGCCCGCAACTTGTGGCACCAGTTCAGGCAAAGGGACTACGAGCTGCCGTCGATGGAGCGCAAACTGTCCATTGCAAAAGGTGGCGTTCCTCTCACCAAGGCTGAGACAGCAGACCTGAAAGTGAAGACGGACAGGCTGGCGAAAGCGATGACCGACGTTCAGGCCGCAAAGGTGAAGACCGGATGGACACCCGGCCTGGGAGCCAATGTTGCCCCGGGGTTACGCCACAAGCAGTACGTTGAGCACCAGGCCAAGGAAGCTCTCGATGACACCATCTTCAAAGAGACCATGAAGAACCGTGGTCTTCTAAACAAGTCTCTTTCCACGACTGGTCAGGTTGTCGATCTATCTCGGGCGGTAATGACCAGCATGGATCTCTCCGCCATAAGGCGGCAAGGCGGCCTGTTCTTTATGGGCAGCCCTGCACGCTCCGCCCGCATTATGAAGGACATGCTCCGTGCAGCAAAGAGCGACGAAGGCTACTTCAAGCTGATGCAGGACATCCGTGAGCGTCCCAATGCGCAGCTCTACATCGACTCAAAACTTGGGCTGACTGACATCCGATCGCCGAAACTCTCTGCGCTTGAGGAGATGTATATGTCGCGGTGGGCAGACAAGATCCCGCTGGTCAACAACTCCCAGCGTGCCTACGTCTATTTCCTGAACCGTCTGCGTGCCGATGTCTTCGATACCATGGCTGGCAACCTCGGTCAGAAAGGCCATGTGACTGCG